TATTTATTACGGAAAATTAACAGTACTTGCAAACGGCACGGATATACAAAACTTTGAATATGGAAACAAATTCTACACAGAATAAAGTACACGCATTTAGCGGTTCGGTTGCTTTTAGCGCATTTCAGCCTATTGATATTAAGCCTGTTATAGGCAGGAAATGGATAACGAATGGAGTTGATAATATCAATTTTAAACGATACAAAGATGCCTACGACGATAGTCCAACAAATTCATCAATTATAAATGCCTTTGTAAGTTATATCTTTGGCGAGGGATTAATTGATAAGAATGGAATTGATTTACGAAAATACATAAGTCAAACAGACGTTGAATTGATGTGTCAGGATTACAAGACTTACGGTGGTTGTTCAGCTCAAGTAATATGGAGTGCAGGCGACAAACCCGCAAGAATTGAGTATGTGCCTATTTCAAAGTTAGGGATAAACGTTCAAGACGATATGAAAGTGGACGGATTTTGGTATAGCTGGGATTGGCTAAATAGATGGAGATATAAGCCAGCGTTTTATCCTAAATTCGATGGGAAAAGAAAATCAGACTTAGAAATACTCTATGTTAGACGACCAACGGCTGAAAGTTTTTTCCCAGTACCTGATTACTTTAGCGGTATTCCGTGGACTAAAGTCGAGGGAGAATTAGCCAACGGAGCATTGCATCATTTTCAAAATGGGATGGAAGACATTACTATTTTCAATTATAATAACGGTAGGATTTTAGATAAAAAAGAAGCTGATAAAGAAGCTGATAAACTTAGAGAAAAAACAATAGGAACGTCTAATAAGGGTAAAGTTTTCGTTTCTTTCAATGAGGGGGCGGAAGAAGCTTTGGTTATAGATAGAATTTCGCCACCCGAATTAAACCAACAAAATGTATTTTACTCAGAAGAAGCTGAAAGAAAGATAATCGTAGCGCATTCAGCACCGCCTATTTTGTTTTCAGGAAGCAACCAAGGTGGCGGATTTTCAAATAATGCCGATGAAAGAGAAGTAGCTACACAAGAGTTATTCAGAAAACACATTAACCCAGCTAGAGAGGTTATTTTAAGAGGTTTACAAGAAGTATTTAATCTTATAAATCCCGATATTGTACTCGATTTCAAAAATTTTGAAGCTGAAAAAACATTAACAGAAGAAGAAAACACAGTGATTTCAAGCGAAATGACACCTTTATCAACTGAAAATGTATCTGTTTTAGACGATAAAACACTAGAAGCACAAGCTTCGTTAAAAGGAAGTGTCGGAGGGGTTCAAGCATTACTTGAAATACAAGCAAGCTATGCTCAAGGATTGACAACCTACGAAAGTGCGATTAATATGCTTGATATTATATATGGATATTCACGAGACACAGCGGTTAAATTATTAGGTAAACCAAAAACAGACACAATAAATGAAGAAGTTACTAATTAAAGCAAGCGATATTCCCGACATCACGGGAACAAGCGGAAACATTGATGTTGATAGCATTAGACCGAGTATCAATATTGCTCAAAACACTAATGTTAAAAGGGTTTTAAGTGCGGATTTATACGATAAAATAGTATCTGATTATACAGCGGGAACTTTAACAGGCGTGTATCTAACTATCTACAACGACTATGTAGTCTATATGTTGGCGTTTCACACGATTTCAATATATTTATCTTTGGGAGTTTCGAAAGTAGCTAATAACGGATCGTATAAAGTAGGCGTTGAGGGTTCGACAAACTTAACATTAAACGAAAACGCTATTTTAGGTAAAAATTACGAAGCGGTTGCAATAAGTTACGAGGGAATGTTTTTTGAATTTATAAAAACGGTCAATATTCCCGAGTACAAACAAGCGTGTAGTAATGAAAATAACAATCGTACTAATTTAATTCAACTGCACTAATGGCACAAGAAAATTTTAACGTTTCGTTCCCTAACGACGGGCTTGGAGATGATTTGCGAAATGCATTTATAAAGCAACAAGCGATGAACACAGAGCTTTACTCGTCCAAAGTTGATAAAGTAACGGGGCAAGGGTTGAGCGAAAATAATTTTACTAATTCGGAAAAAATTAAGCTATCAGGGATTCAAGAGGGTGCTGAGGTAAACGTGCAAGCCGATTGGAATCAGACCGATGATGAAGCCGATGATTTTATTAAAAACAAACCTGAAATAAATTCAATTGCCGTATATCCTGACACTAGATTTGATTATATAGACAGTACTTCGTTTATTGTTCCAGAAAACGTACAAGTGATGTCGGTAAGGTTCAATGGTACTTCTACACAAGAGGTTGGCGTTGATTGGAGTCAATCAGGAACAACTGTCAATTACCTTAACGATATGGAAGTTGGCGATTTCCTGATTATTAGCGGAGTTTTCGTAATTGGAAGCACTTTGCCAACGACTTTACCAAACCGAACGGTAAAATTAGTAACAGCCGAAGCCCCGTATGTAATTGAGCAATCAGACGACAATAAATTTCTAACAATCACAACGGAATTCGACCCCGTTTTAAGTTTAGGATTTACAGCTAATACGGAATTTTGGATTAAAAATACTTCGCCTACACCTAGAGAGGTTTTATTTGATACAGACATTGAATTTATAGGCTCTCCTCTAATCCCAACCAACGGACTTGCAATCTTAAAATTAATTGAAGTTGTTGATGATGTGGAATATTGGAGCGTCAACCACTTATTAGCTAATGGAACACCTAGTGGTGGTGGTGGAGAATTAATTAAAATTACAGAAGGCGGTAACACGGGTTACAGACTTAAAGGATTCAATCCCGATAATTACGGTGATATAGGACAAAATGCAATTGATTTAAGTTTTAGTACAGGTGCTAGCTCTACTAGAGGTGCAACAGGAATAGGAGCTACAGCAGAGGGTAGAGACACTACAGCTAGCGGAGATTACTCTCACGCAAAAGGATACGAAAGTAGGGCGACAGGGCTTGTTTCTTTTGCTAAAGGTTATGATACTATTGCTGAAGGCGAATCGTCACACGCTGAAGGTCAAAGTACGCGAGCTTTGGGTAATCAATCTCATGCTGAAGGGCTTGGTAATTTTGCAAGAGCAACAGGCGAACATAGCGGTGGTATTTATGGAACAGATTATGAGCCTTTAAATAACGGTACTGATAGACTTGTTAATTATGGAAATGGAACAAGTAGCGTTAAAAGAGATGCTTTTACCATTTTCAGAAACGGTGCGGTAAGAATTTTCAGAGCCACATTACCGAGTATTACAAACGCAATGTCAGGAATGTTAATTTTTGATTCAGGAAATTCAAACAGACCTACAATACACAACGGTACAGAATGGAAAGCCTTAGCTTATTTATCAGATTTACCCTTCGCCAACATCCAAACATCATCATTCACAGCGGTTAATTTAGTAGCTTATTCCACAAATGGAACGTTAACAGTTACCGACCCCGACCCCGAAACAAACAAGGGCTACATAGTTCACGTAGTCGGTGGCACAACTACAATAAACGGTGTAGGTTATACAGCTGGTGCTTTAGTTTATAGATTTTATGATGGGACGGACTGGACATCTAAAAATTACGGGGCTAGCGGAAGTAGCGCAACAAATTTAGGCTACACACCAAGCCCAACAAACGGAACGGTTACGAGTTCAACGGGTACAGATGCAATTATACCACTTGCGGACGGGACAAATGCTGGATTGCTTTCTCCAACTGAAAAATCAATTATTTCAAACTTGCCCTTAATAATAGCTAACGGTTCTGTTAGTTCAACATTACTTGTTTCGGGAGTTACTACTTTATTAAGAGAGGAAAACATAGGCTCTTTTTCAGGAAAAGATATTTTAAAATTTGATATTCGAGCAAGACGAAGCATTACGGGGAACAATTCAAGAATCATAGTAAGATTATTTGACACGGTTACTTTGGTTGAAACTGAAATAGCGATTTCTGAAACAATAGCAGCGGGCAATACCAATTGGCTAGCAATTAGAAGCATTAATCTTAACGAATCAGCAGGCAATATCTATTACTTGAATCCAACGCTAAGACCAATCACAGACGAATCCTCGAATGCATCTTCTTACTTGACTACTTCTGTTTCATTTTCGAACCCGCAAACGCTGAGGATTTATGGAATAAACATCACAAGCCCAAGCGATATGGTCATCTATTCATCTTTAATACAAGTATTATAATGAAATATCTAATTGAAAAATCAGGGAAATTACATTCGGGAATAGCTGTTGAAAATTTTGTTTTCGACACTGAAAAATACGATTTAATCGAAACGGAAATCGAGCCTAAATTTATTGTCAATTCTTGGAATGGAACAAATTGGGAGGAAATAGCCACGGAAGAAGAGATAGCTAATTTCAATTCACAGCCCGTAATTAACGAATCTCAGGAGCTTTTAGAAGAATTCAACCAATACTTAATATCCATTGGCAAAATGCCACTAAACAAACCACAATGAAAGAAATACTAGAACAAATCAACGATTTTAAAATAACATTTTTCAATTTAATGCCTGAATGGTTTAAGGACTTGAAATATGCCGAATACATTTTACACGCTTTTTTCGGTACTGTTATTTATTTTGGATTATCTTTTTTGATCCCCGAAGACTTCGCATTCGCAACGGTAGTAATTATCGCTTTTTTTGTCGAGTTTTTATCCGAGTTTAGAAAAAAAGGTACGGGAAATTTCTTTGATGCAATTGCGACCTTTGCAATTCCTTTTATTATTTTTACAATTAAAAACATACTATAATGGCAGGAGAGCAAAATTTTCCAAACGGTGCAAAAATAGCGAACGTATCAGAAAACACAGACGCAACTAAAATCGCTGTTTTTGGCGACCCAGACGGTAACGGATTACAATTAGTTGGGTATATTGAAAAGAGCAGTTTAGGGGGTTCTGGGAGTTTTTCAGAAGTTGGAACATCTACAACTAATTTTACGGTAACACTACCAACTACACAACCAAGCAACACTTATAAAGTAAGAGTCACACCGACTAATTTATTAACAGCGGTACTGTTTTACGTCGCAAATAAAACAACAACGACATTTGACGTTATATTTGTCACAGGATTAACGGGTACAGTTGCTTTTGATTGGTCAATAATTCCTTAATATTTATAATTAATTAAATTTTTTCAATATGAAAGTAACCACTAAAAGACTTGCAACACAAGAGGAAGAGAGAGCTATTCAGCAAGCAAATGACATCTTAGCAACCGTTAACTTGGAGTTGATCGGAACAAGACCGAAAAGAGACCGATAATGCACAAATACATTCTATACATAGCAACATTCATAATTTTAGCTAATTATTTGTTTTGGAGTCAAATTAATAAGTTGGTCGGTGTTAATTGCTTCGACAAATTACAAGCTACTTTTATAATGTTGCTATGTTTGTTTGTATTTTTGAATTTTAGAAAAATTTGGATTTCATTTTTTTTATTTTCATTATCTTTGAATAATTTGTTTGATGAAATGTTTTTCAATCCTTTGGTTTTTGGTTTAAACGAAATACTTTTCGCAATTTTTATAACAATAATAACAGTAGTCCGATATGCCGTACAAGAACATCCCCGAAGAAATGATTAATTTTTTTTACAAAATTTTCATTCCATCATTTATTGCAATATCTATTAAGGTGGCTACGCAGGTAAAGAAAGAGAAAATGACAATGACTAGAGTAGTATTAAGTTTTATAATCGGAATCGGATGCGCTTATTTCGTTTTCCCGTTCGTAAATAAACATATTGAAAACGCTTATTTACCACTAATAGTAGGTGTTGTATCAATATCGGGAGAAAAGATTGCTGAATATGTGATTTACAAATTTAACATTGACTTTTTCTTACAAGCTTTAGTCGATGCGGTACGTGAAATGATAGTAAAATTAATATCAAAATAATTATGAGTAAAGGACAAAAAATTGCAAATATTGCATTTAATGAAGTGGGACAAAAAGAAAGCCCGAAAAACTCAAATGAAACTATTTACGGCAAATGGTTTGGATTAGATGGCGTAGCTTGGTGCGGTATTTTCGTGTCTTACTGCTATGCTATGGCTGGCTATCAATTGCCTAGAATTGGGTTTCTAAAAGGGTTCGCAGGCTGTCAAACAGCAGTAGCATACTTTCGTAAAATGAAACAAATAGTAACCGATCCGCAAGTAGGCGACATCGTTTTCTTTGATTGGAACGGCGACGGACGACACGACCATACTGGTATTTTTAACGGTTGGAAAGATAAAGAAAACGGAATATTTTTCACGATTGAGGGCAACACTTCATTGATCAACCAAAGCAACGGTGGAGAAGTTATGAGTAGAACTCGAAAAAACCTTAATGTATTATTCGCACGACCTATTTAACCAGCTGTTCGGAAATCCCGAACAGTTCAACTTACAAATAAAATGGAAACGATTAAAAGTTTGATTTTAGATTATTGGAAAAATATTTTAATATTGATTTTGCTTTTTTGTTTGTTTTCTTGCGGTATTAAAAAAGAATCTACCAAGGAAAAAAAAGACATTGAAACAAGTGAAAGAATCGAAATTAAAGAAGTCAGAAAAGGAGACACAGTTACATACATCGTTCCAAATGTAATTTATAAAGATACTGTTATTACAACTGTAAGCCGACAAGGGACGATTCTAAAAACATATTACGATAAACAGGGTAATATATCCAAGAGCGACTGCATAAGCGCTGAAATCGACTTATTACGCCTTGAATTGCGTAATTTAAAAGACAAAAGCAAAATCAAAGAATCGGTAAAAGAAGAAAGTTTTTTAAAAAATCCTTTGATTTGGATAGTTTTAGCTTTAATAATTATTGTTGTTATGAAAAAATAATTATATTTGTACTTTAAGCGCACGCCAGCGTTGTTTAGGAATTTTTCATAAGTTTTGGTTTTGGATTTAGTTTTACCCCGATTGTAATAAGTCGGGGTTTTTTGCGCTTAAAAATAAAATGTTAAATTTTGATTTTACTATTGTGTAATTAAAATATAGATGTATCTTTGAACCATAATTAAAAACAAATAGAAATTATGACAATCCAAGAGAAAATAAACAGAAAAGAGTACAATCTAGTAGCAAGCTACAACAATAGAGAGAGAGTTGGTTATTTTGCGAGCCATAGAATTTATGCCCTAATAACTAGAACTTATAAAACGCAAGGCGAAGTTTTAAAGTCATTATCCAGAAATTAACTAAATCAGGGGTGCGCCTGTAACGCACTTATATTATGATAGATACTTACAACAACGAAAGACCACAAGAGGAAAACGAATGTGCATTTTGTGGCGAACCTTGCGAGGGTAGATACTGCGATAATAATTGCAAAAAAGGTTACGAAAACGATAATTAATTATGGTACAGATAGAAAAAAACAAACTACTTGCGGAATATCTAAACATTGACTTTGATAAGTTGAGTTTTGCTGAAAAAATTGATTGGAGCAAGGATTGGAATAACTTGATGAAAGTTGCTAATAAGTTGAAAGAAGACACAGAAGATAGGAATAATGATTATCCTTTTTGTTTTGTAAAACACCACTTATCTTTTGATATAAACGACTTTTACAACACGTGTTTAAGTTTTATAAAAACAATGGAAAAGTACGACAAACAAAGAAATAATAAATAAATTTTAAAATTATGACTGAACTTTCAAAAAACACACAAGTGCCACAATGCGACAAAACCGCTGTTATATGGCGTAAATTTTTGCCTTTCATTCCTATTATTGGAATACCACTAACAATTATATTTCATCAAGTTTATGGAGATGCGGGGATAGAAAACAATACTATAAATTGGATAACTTCATTTATTCAAGCTATTTCAATATCTATTTTGGTTTGCCGTGATGTTGTTTAACTGATGGCAAACAGCAAAGTATATGAGCAGTAGCGGAGTGAGTAGCACAGCACGTAAGAGGGAAGGCTGGAATTTCAAATGTGCATTGACTTTTCGGTATAACCAAGCCCCGCCCGCTATTGCTTATATATGTTTTTGTAAAATCGTTTTGATATTTTACAACTAATCACTACAAAACCAAATTAAAAACGCCTGAATTATAGAGTTTTAAGCGTTGAAAATTAAAAAAACATAAAATAATGAAAGAAAATAAAGAAGAGTTGATCCGATCAGTTCATGTGTTTTTAGGAGTAATCCTTTATTGTTCAATTATTTTAACAGCTGTAAAACTGTTAATTTATTTTAAATAAAACTTATTTTTACTATTGCGTAATTAAACAAATTATGCTACATTTGAAAAAACTTTAAAACTAAAAATTATGAGTACACAGAACAAACATCATTACAGAAATGTATTTAAATCAGACCACTTAGGAAGCGCAGATTTAGAAGACTTAATTGAACAAAAAAAACCTTTAATATTTACTATTAAAGAAGTTAAACAAGAGTTTGGCGCAAAGGTAGCTGGAAAAAAAGGAGACTTTAATATCGCATATTTTTACGAAAAAATAAAACCTTTAGTTTTAAACGCAACAAATTCAAAGCAAATTAAAGCGTTTGCTGGCGGTAGTCCATTTGTGGAAAATTGGAAAGACATAGTAATTGAATTATACATTGATGAAAATGTAAGGGCGGTTACTGGCGGACTTACTCAGGGCGTTAGAATTAGACCCGTACAGCCAAAATTAGTGAAAAGTAAGCCTGAATTTACAGAAAGTAATTTCGAGAAAGCTAAAGGCGCAAATGCCACCCGTGAACAAATCGAAAAAATTTACAATTTAACTGATGAAGTTTATCAAAAATATCTAACTTATGGAACAGAGGTCTAAAGAATGGTTCAAAGTTCGGGAAGGTAGGTTTACTGCATCCCGAATTAGCGACCTTTTAGGAGTTAAAGGGTTGGGTTTAACAGGAGAAACTTATGCTTTTGAAAAAGCTTGTGAATTAGTTTACGGCGTTGATGAAGAAGAAAGTTTTGAAAGTTACGATATGAAACGAGGCACGGAATTAGAACCTATTGCTTTTCGTAAATTTAAAGATTTAAAAGAATTTGATTTTTTAGACGTTCAAGAAACTTCATTCTTTACTTTTGGAGATAATGCTGGAGCAAGTCCCGATGGATTAGTAGGTCAGGATGCTATCTTAGAAATCAAATGCCCTCGTTCGACTAAGTTTTTTAAATTAGTCGCAAAAGGAATTGAGGTGGTTGATAAGGCTTATTTAGACCAGATGCAAATGCAGATGATGTGTACAAATTCGGTTCGTTGTCATTTTTTCAACTATATTATTTTTAAAGGAAAAGAGATGTGGCACGAAATAATTGTAGAACGTGATGAAGCTCGTATTGATTTGATTAAACGAAGAATTGCAGAAGCTACTGAAATAAGAAATGATTATGTTAAGTATTTGACCGAAAATCAACAATTCTAATGAAAATACAAATCCGAACCAACGTATTAAATGGTAAATTCAAAAGAAACATTAATCACATTGTAGATGCGGTTAAAAGCTTTGAAGGTAAGGATTGTTTATTCACGATTGAAAAGGTAAAAAAAACACGCTCCAATCCTCAAAACAATTTTTATTGGGGCGTAGTTTTACCAATCGTTCAAAATGGCTTAAAAGAAGCTACTGGAGAGTTTAGAACGGCTGAAAACATACACTACAATATTGTTTTAAAAATGTTTGCACCCGAACGTGAAATTATTAATACCGATACAGGCGAATGCATAAGCGAAAAGATTAGTAGTTCTGAAATGACAACCTCTCAATTTATGGATTACATAGTTGATATTCAAAAATGGTCGGCTGAATTTTTAGGAGTTGATATTCCTGATCCGAACGAAAATTTAACTTTAGAATTAAACTGAAAAGCCGACAACAGTAAAAAAAGGTAAGCTAAATAAATACATTTTATAAAATGGCAAAACTACAATCATACGCATTAAGCGTAGCACTTACAAAAATGAAGCATTCAATTATTACTGCAAAAAGCGGTCAAAAATGCTTAGTACTTCCAATTGATGACAACTATCTGACTTTAAAAGACGATGCTGTTTACTTACAAACCGATGTAGTTACAATGGATTCGGAAGACCAAAACGGAAATTACGGTTTTCAAGTTCAAAAACTACCTTCTGAAATTTGGAAAAAATTAGGAGCTGAAAAAGCAAAAGAAATTAGTTTGCCTTATTTAGGTAATTTAAAGATCTTTGTAAAGAAAAGCACCGATGCAGTTGAGCAGTCTGATATTGATATAGAAGATGATTCGCTACCTTTCTAAAATGGTTAAAAAAGCTCTAAAAGTCGGTTATTAATTTAGCCGACTTTTTTTATTAAAAATAAAATGTTAAATTTTAATTTTACTATTGCGTAATTAAAAAGTATGACTATCTTTGCTAAAGAATTTAAAACAAAACTTATGACACCGAAAGAAAAAGCTGAAGAATTTTTGCTAAAATTTCATATTGAAAAAGATGTTATTTTCACAATGTCAAAGGCACAAGCTAAAACTTGTGCAATAATAGCAGTTAATGAAATTATAAAAGCACTTAGAGAAGATTTACCAAAAATTGGACGAGGGAAAGGCTATTGGTATAGCGTTAGAAAAGAAATTGAAAAACTAAATAACAAAACATTATGAATCCACAAACCGACCTAGAAAAATTCCAAGCTCTAAGAATCGAAGCTTTGGAAAAAGAACTTAAAAAACACAAAGATTTTATTACCGAAATGGAAAGCGATTTCAAAAAATTTCGGGATGAAATAAACGAAGAAATTAATTTTTAAAACCAATTTTATGAGCAAATTTAAAAATATGAAAATGCATTTATTCTACGCATTAATGCAATTGCTACTTGAATGCCTTGACGATTTAAAACCAACAACAGAACGAATGAAGCAGTTAAAGAGCGATTTAACCGAAATGTGCGAACTTCTTAATGATGAGGTAAGTAACACTTACACGATCCAAAAAAGCACTTATTTTGCGGAATTAACCAATAAAATAAATACGATAATGCGAAAAAGTTTTAACCCAAATATGTAAATTATGCAAAAACACTCAAATAAATTAGAAGAGATAGCAATGAGTTATCTGAATGATGCGGGCAAAAAGCCACACTTCACAAATCGTGAATTTATGAACACGTTGATAATATTTCAGACCGCTTTAATGGACAAATTATACGACAATATGGAATACGATAAGATGAGTATTGAAGACCGCTATAAGATGGCTGAAAGTTGCGGAAATGAAATGAGAAAATTGATTCATACATACACTAATTTAGATACTCATCAGGTAGAAAACTTTATTTAAAAACAATAAATAATTATGAAAAAATACGAAGATTTAGAAGTAAAAGTATTAGAGTGGGCGAAAGATAAAGGAATTTTAGATAAAGCCACACCAGTAGCACAAGCCGACAAAACACTTGAAGAAGTCAACGAACTTATAGAGGCTATTTTTTGGCAAAGTAAAGACTGCCAAACTTACAAAAACAATAAAGGAACAACTTGCAATACTAAAGAGGAGATTCAAGACGCATTTGGCGATATTTTAGTAACAATTATTATAGGAGCTAAACTGCAAGGTTTAAATTTAATTGAGTGCCTTGAAAGTGCCTATAATGTGATTTCAAAAAGGAATGGAAAAATGATAAATGGAAAATTTGAAAAAGATGGAAAATAAACACTACGACAATTCAAACGGCTCTATTTATAAATTTTGCGAGGATCAGAAACTTAACTCATATGAATTTGATTTAATTAAAAGAATTGTTCGATGCCGAAAAAAAGGAAAGTTTATTGAAGATTTAGAAAAAACCAAAATATTAATTGATTTATACATAAAAGAAAATGAAGGCAGTATTAGTAACTAAAACAATCGGAGTAGGTAAGTATTCCGAATTAAACAGCGAAGAGATAATATCGGCAATTGCAAGGCATGGTGTTATAAAAGAAGATAATGGAAAGCTAGTAAAATACCTAATGAATAATGCACATTGGTCTCCTTTAGATATGATTAATTTTACATTTGAAATTGAAACAAGTAGGGCTATTGGTAGGCAAATATTAAGGCACTCGTCAATAAAATTTCAAGAACATTCACAAAGGTATTCCAATAAGGTAGAGTTTGAAAGAATAGAGTTAAGAAAAGAACACGATACGAATAGACAGAGTAGTAGTGAGGTGTTTAACCCTGAATTAATCGGTATAGGTGTTAAATCTAATGATTATATTAATTATCATTTAGAACAGACTGAAAGAGTTTATAAATCTTTAATTGAAGCTGGGGTAGCTAAAGAATGCGCAAGGATGATATTGCCTGAATGCACTATTTCTACCTTGTCCGCAAACGGAACATTAAGAAGTTGGTTAAGTTTCTTAAATGTTAGATTAGACCACCACAGCCAAAAGGAAGTGCAAGAAATTGCAAAATTAATCGGGGAACAATTAGAAGTAGAATTGCCAAATGTATTTAACAACATTGATTGGCGCAACGGTATGTTTTTATGAGAAAACAAATAGAAGAAACAGAACATTTCAAAGCAATGGTAAAAAAAACTCCATTCTTGCGAAAAACATATTTATCTCCTGAAAACGTGCGGTATATCAATGAGTTATTAGGTCAAGCTACTAGATTAGGTCGAGATTATTTAGACGATAAGCAAATAAATCCTCGAGATTTAAAGATAATTGATGAGATATTAAAAAAATAATATTATATTTGTAGAGTAAAGTTGGCTTCTCACAACATACCAACGTAAAAAAATTACACAAAATCCTATAAGGAAACCGAAGTGAGAAGCGGTGGAATTATGGGATTTTTGCTTTTAACTAAATAGTTTATCTGTATCTAAAAACAGTTATTATTATGGCAAAATTTGAATTAAAATTTATTGACGCTAACTACAATCACATTTCTATACAATGTGCTGTTTCTGAAGACAATTGTATTTTATTTAGGCTCTCGCAAGGCGAATCTTACAAGCAAATTTTATTAGATAAGTCAACATCTATCAAATTTGCTAAGACTATTCGAACTGAAATTAATAAAATTACAGAAAGTGAGGAGGTGAATAATGGCAACTGATAAAAAATCATTTTTACTTTATTGTGATTTAATTCACACGGTTTCAAAAATGCCAAACGACAAAGCTGGAGAGTTATTTAAGCATATTTTGCAGTATGTTAATGATGAAAACCCGATAACTGATGACTTGATTATCCAATTGACTTTTGAGC